CCGCATCGGCGGCTTTCTCGCCCTCGACGATCAGCACGCCGGCGTCTGGGTTGGAGGCGAGTAGGTCGAGGCCGTAGAGCGGGCGCGGTTTCGCGAAGGACAGCCAGCGCCACTGCTCGCGGCCATCGGTGTGGCGCGCCCATGTCAGCGGCACCACCTGCTTCGCGCCGTCGGGCAGGTCGAAGCGGCAGACAGCACCGAACAGGCAGCCAGTAGCGTCCCGGTATTCCCAGACGCCGGACGATGTACCATAGCGGTGGTGCTGGATCCGCTCGGGGAGTCGCGTGCCGAACGGCGCGGTCGTCGGCATCCACTCGGCCGGGGCGGCAGGCTTGGGTGCTGCGGTCACGCCCTGCGACTCGATCCCGGTGCGGAACCGCTCGCCGATCTCAGCGGCGGCGTCCTTCATGGAGCAGGACCGGATCGCAGCGAGCAGGGAGATCGGATCTGATCCTCCGGCGTCGGAGGAGAAGTCCTTCCATACGCCGGTGCGGGCGTTGACGCTGAGGGACCGGCCAGGCTCGCCTGAGAGGCTGCCGATCTTGAACTCGTGGCCCTCGCGGTGCCCGTGCGGGAACCATTCGTAGAGCAGGGATTCAAGGGATGAGAGGGCGGCGGCGTTGATGGCCGCGAAGTCGATTTTCATGGTTGGTTGGTGGTTGGTGCGGTTCGGATCTGTTGCAGTTGGGCGGGCGGGTGGCAAGTTCAATTCTGGTTTTCAGACTCGCCCGCATGGAATGCCTGGAGGGCGTCGCGGATCAGTTCGGCCTTGCGTTTGCACGATGTCAGGCAGACGCGGCTTTGGTCGCGGGTGTCGCCGACTTCCCACTCGTGCCACTCTTGGAGCTTCACCAATGAGCCGAGAAGAGTGCCGGGTTCGGCGATAAAAAAACGGGGTTTCATGGTTGATTCTGAGTTTCGCCCTCGTCCCAGCCCGCCTCGTAGGCATACCAGCGGAGCGTCCGGGGTGGCTGGTCGTTGTCCCAGTGGCCCCTGCGGGCGTCGTCAAAGCCGGTCTGGAAGATCGACTCCAGCGCCTTCCAGTGCGGGCTGCGCCGGAGCTGTAGCAGGGTCGGCGGGATAGGTGGTTGTGGCATGGTTAGAGCGGGCTGATGATCCCCAGCGCATCCTCCACCGATCGCGCCACGCCTGCAAGCCCGCCGTCGGCCCGGACCCGTGCGATGAAGTTGCGCTGCTGGTCGGTGGCCTTGCCCCGCTCACCCTTCACCTCGATGGCGAGGAAGATCGCGAGCTTCTGGCCGACCATGTCCGGCGTGACGGTCACGGATCGCCAGCCGATCAGGTCGGACCCGCCGGGGTTGGCGACGCCGTAGCGGATGAGTCGGCCCTCGGCGTCCTTGAGCGCGCCGCAGTTGTTGCGGAAGAGCCGGACGCCGGGAGTCGAGAGGCCGAGCATGATGGCTCGCAGGCGGTTCATTTCGTTCATCAGAAGAGGTCTGGTTGTGGAGTTGGTTGGGCGGGTTGTGGATCCTCGATCACCGGCGGGTTCGCGATCTGCTCGCAGACCTCCATCGCGTAGCCGCTGAGTTCGTGGATGAGTTCGGCGAGGGTTTGGCCGGGGTGGGGTTGAAGGTTGGCGATGGATTTGAAGACCGCGTTCCTGTTGTAGAGACTCGCCTGCCATGATTGGAATGATGATCCGTTTTCTCCGGCGAAGCGTTTTCGGCGTAGCCATCTCCGTTTCATCTCCGCATGATTCTCTTTGTTGGCTTCGCGCCATCGGCGTTGCTGCTCCGTCTGCTTCACCTTGTTGCCTTCGCGCCATCGGTGTAGCCGCTCCGTCTCCTGCTCCTTGTTGGCTTCTCTGTATCGGCGTTGTCGCTCCGCGTTCTTCTCCTTGTTGGCCTCCTTGTTGGCTTCCCAGTATCGGCGCTTTTGTTCACGCAGCCGCGCCCTCCTCTCCTCCGGTGTCATACTCATCGCAGCACCCCCTTCCGCGAGTTCCACACGTGCTTCGCCCAGACATCCGGCGAGCGGTAGCCCCGCGCCCGTCCCAGCGCGATCAAGTCATCCAGCGTTTGCGCCGATCCCTGCTCCTGCCGTTTCTGGCGGGCGATCTCCTTCGGGTCGATCTGCACCAGCTCGCCCTCGGCCTGCTCGATCTCGCGCTCCTTCTTCGGATACTCGAACCCGCACTCCGGGCAGACCGGCGCTGGCGGGTGACAACAGTAGCACTCCCTGCACTGCCGCTGCTGGATCTCCTCCTCGTCGCTGGCCTTGCGCTTCTTCTTCTTCCGGCCCTCCAGCGTCCAGTCGCGGACATCCTCAGCGAACCCGTGGCGGGACAGGTTGCCTACGTGGTCGAGGATGATCGCCTTCGTCTTCCCCGGTGCCGGCCGCAGCACCCGACCGATCTGCTGGAGGTGCAGCCCCAGCGACTTCGTCGGCCGGAGCAGGATCGCAGCGGTGACGAGCGGCAAGTCGAAGCCCTCGTTGATGATCTCGCAACTCGTCAGGACATGCAGGCGGCCGTCACCCAGAGCCCGCACGACTTCCCGGCGTGACTCGCGGTCCATCGTGCCGTCGATGGTCGCAGCCCTGTATCCCGCGGCGTTGAACTGCTCGGCGACGTGCTGGGCGTGCTTGACGGAGCAGCAGAACGCGACGGCCGGCGCTCCCCGGCAGATTCTTGAATAGTGCTCGACCGCGTCGCCGGTGATCGTCGGGCGGTCCATCTCGGCGGCGAGTTCGTCCTGGGCGAAGTCCCCGCCTCGGGTGCCGATGTGGGAAAGGTCAGCCACGATCGGCGGCGCGAAGTAGACCGGCGGTGCCAGGTGCCCGCCCTCGATCAGATCGGCGACTTCCGGCCCGCGGATCAGGTCGTCGAACACGTCCTTGAGGCCGCGCCCGTCGAGCCGCTGCGGCGTCGCTGTCACGCCGAGGACGCGGGCCTGCGAGTGATGGGCGATCACCTTTCGCCAACTTCCAGCCGTCGCGTGATGCGCCTCGTCGGCGATGATCAGCGCCGGCCGGAACGAGTCGAGACGCCGGACGTAGGTCTGCACCGATGCCACCTGCACGGGAAGCGATCGGTCAGGCGTGCGGCCCGCGGCGATGACGCCGTGATCGACACCGAACGCCCGGAGCGTCCGGCAGGTCTGGTCCACCAGCTCCTGCCTGTGGACGAGGATGACGACGCCGTTGCCCTTGGCTGCGGTCCCCTGCGCGATGTAGGAGAACAGAACCGTCTTCCCGGATCCGGTCGGAGCAACGACGAGAGGCGACCGTTTGCCGGATCGGTAGGATCCGCGAACGCCATCGACCAGGTCGAGTTGGTAGTCTCGGAGGGTGATCATGTGTGGTCTCCGCTGAGGTGGTAGTTGCCTCGCTCTTGCCCGAGGATCTTGTCGAAGCCGGACACGAACCCGAGGTCTTGCATCCTTGGATCGCTCGGCAGGCGTTGGCCGACCGCGTCGATCTCGCGCGCCTGCTCCAAGGTGTGCTTGGGATACTTCCGCAGCAGGTGCCGGTCGTCCTCGCTGAGTCCCGGCGCACGGTCGCGGAGCAGCCGGGCAGCGGCCTGCTTGGCGAGTTTCATTTCGCGGTCAGTCATGGCTTCTCAATGCTGAGGATGATGCTGCGGATCCGGGAAAGGCTCGCAGCCCGCGGCTGGAACTTGCCCGTCTTCCAGCGCCAGAACGTGGCGCGGTTGACGCCGGCGAGGATAAGGACGCCGGCGATGGTGTGGCCCGCGGCCTTGGCCCGGGATTCGATTTCGGTGGTTGTCATGGTTGGATGAGGTGAGCAGGCCCGCGGACATCAGCTTCGCCGGGTCCGGGGTTGAGGTGGTTGATGATGGTGACGGCGGCGTAGAAGGCGGCGGCGAGGATGAGGAGTCGGGTCATGGCTTTGGCAGGTTGCGGAGTTCAAGCCGGGCAGCCACGGCCTTCTCGATGTGCCATCGGCGCGCGTTGGGTTTACCCATGCGGCGGGCGTGGCGGGCGAGCGCCAAGCGGTCGCGCATCTCAGAGTGCAGGTCGGTGGTCATGGTCAGGCGAGGATTGCGGCAACAACGCGGTCAAAACGCTCCAGAGCGTCGTCACCGGCTGGCATGGATGCGATCTTGGCGAGGATCGGCAGCGCTTTGGCTTGATCGGCAAGGACCGTCTTGTGCTCGGCGGTCATCATGTGGGCCAGCGACTGGAGCATCCCGGCGGCGGCAGCTTGCTCGGCGGTCATTCCGGCGCGGGCGGCCATGGCATCAAACTTGGCTTTTCCGTCGAGTCCGAAAATCAGTTGGGCGATGGTGGTCATGGTTTGTTGGTTGGTTGGTGGTTGGTGTCGGTTGACGGCGTGAAACTAGCCCCCTGTCGCACAAGTGCAACAATAAAAAGCCCGCCCGCGAAAATAATCCACGGACGGGCGAACCGGCGACGAACACGACCGCTAGGGCGGCGGGTTGTCAGGGGTGTTGGCTAGAGAATCCACCCGCCGCAGCCCCTCCGCAGTCAGCCGCCAGAACGGCCAGCCGTTGCGGTTCTCCTCGGGTCGGACGAGTCCTTTGCTCTTGAGGACAGCCACGACGGCCATCGGATCTTTCGAGCAGTGGTCGAGCGCGGCCTTGATGTCGGGCGACTGCGCCTTGCCGTCCATCCCGGCGATGACTCCGAGGGCGATGGCCTCCCGTGCCCCGACGCCGGCAGCAGCGAGCATCTTTCCAGCGTTAATCAGTGCCTGCATCGGTTGGAGCGGTTGAGGTGGTGCCGGCGGTCGGAGTATTCCGCCGCGGCGAGGTTGAGTGCCTGCACGCCTATGCAGGCAAATGCCAGCGAAGGCCATGACGGCCCGGTGAGGATTGCCCCGGAGATGAGGATGATCCCGCAGCTGAGGAATAGGCGGGCGAGCATTAAGCAGTTGCGGGCGCGTAGTTGGTGGTAGTTCATGGGTAAAAAGCGGGAGGGATCGGACCTCCCGCGGGGTTGGTGGTTATCGTTTGACCTTCAGGTTCTGGAACACCCGGAGCCCTGCGACATCCGGCAGCTTTCCGTTGCGCTCGAAGCTCTTCTTCAGCGCCGCCAGAACATCAGCCCGCTTCGGTTCGATCCGGCAGAGCTGCGGGAATTTCGCCACGAACGCGAGGATGTCCTCGACATCGAAGTCGATCTCTTCCCGCACGCCGGCAGGCGCCGGTGCTGCGACGGCCTCCGCTGCGGCGATCCGTGCGGCCCCCTCCCGCTCCCGTGCTGCGGCTGCGTCAGCTTCAGCCTGGCGACGGGCGGCTTCGGCCCGTGCCTCGGCCTCCCGCTGCGCTGCCAGTGCCTTCTCCTGCGCCTCGCGGGCTGCTCGTTGTCCATCCTCCGACTGCGCGGCCTCGGCCTTCAGGCGGGCGATCTCGGCCTCATGCGCGGCCCGTTCCGCGGCCTGCCGTTCCCGCTCGATCCGGGCGGCCTCCCGCTGCGCTGCCATCTCGGCCTCGTGGCGCTCGCGCTCGACCCGTTGGCGCTCCTGCTCTGCCGCGAGTTCGGCCTCACGCTTGATGCGCTGCTGCTCGCGGGCGTATTCCGTCACCAGTCCGGACAGGCGGGCCTCCTCGGCGATGACCTCGGCCACGAAGTCGGCGGCGATCCCGTCGATCCGTTTACCCAGGTCGATGACCGGTGCTTTGACCTGCTTGCGGCTCGACTCGACCGCGGTGCGAACGCTGGCAAGGGATCGGAGCCGGGACTGTGCGATGTCGCAAGAGTCGGCGTCAGTGACCGCCACGACGGCGCGGGCGGCGTTGATGATTGTGGCCTTCTGCTTCTCAGCTTCGGGCGTGATGGCGATCTGATAGCCATCTCCGAGGATGGCGAGTGCGTTGGTGCTCATGGTTGGATAGGCTTGCCGTTGATGTCACAGTTGATGCCGGGGATGGGATGCTGGTTGCTGGTCGCCAGCGGCAGCTCGGGGTGGCCGGCGAATGGATCGGGTTTAGCGGCGGCTTCTGCGATCCGCTCGGCGCGGTCAATGGCTTCGCAGAATCGGGCGAGCAAGGCGTCGACCTGCTCGATCAGTTGTTTCAGTTCTCGGTTCATGGTTGGTATTGTTCCGCGTGTAGGATGCGCGGCCCCCGTTGGAGATTTAGCGGCGGGTCCGTTTGATCCACCAGTGTTCGCCGTTTTTGATTTCAGTGACCATTGTCTTGGCGGTTTGGAAGCTCAACCCGCGACTCCGAAGAAAGCGGATTGCAGGGATGGTATCGCCATTTCTGGCAGCGAGGATTTCGAGGACTTCGGTCACTGATGCTTCAAGTGTCATGGTCTTGGTCGGTTGGTGGTGTCGGTTGACGTGCGAACCCTATCCGATGCGGCCCGGAGTGCAACAATAAAAAACCCGCCCCGGCAAAATAAATTCACCGGGGCGGGTGGCGAGTATCACCCGAAGATGTCGCCGTCGTCAGTGGCAGGCTGCGCGTCCTTACGCGCTGCATCCCGCTCCTGGGTGTTTTCGGCGGCCTTGCGTGCCTGCTCGACGTATGGGTCTACCTGCACCGGCTCGGCCTTCGCAGCCTTCGCCTTCTTGGCCGGTGGCAGCACCTCCACCTCGGCGGCTGGCTCCGGTGCGTCGTCGAGGATTGTTGACTCGGTGCGGGTCGTCACGTTGCGCGGGCGGTCGCCGATGTCCTCCACCTCCTCAGTGGCGTGCATCCCGTTGAGGACATCGGGCGCGTAGAGTCGCCCGAAGAACGCGGCGGCACGATAGCGGAGCATCAGCTCCGGCATGGTCTTCCACTTCGATCCATTCTTGGCATACCATCCTTCTGCCTTGGCCATCGCAATCGACGCCGGCGGGCCTTCGAGGCGCTCGCCGGTCTTGTCGGTCGTCCATGCGATGCAGCTCCGATCGTCGCCCTCGCCGGTCACCTCGAAGCGAACCGGCGCGAACCGGCCGCAGGAGTTGAGCGCCGCGATGATGAAGGTGGAGGACCACGATGGGCGCCCGTGGATGATGTTGAGGTTCTGCATCACGGCGAGCGGCGAGGCCCCGATGCGCTGGGCCATCTCCAGCGCCACGATGGCGTTGCCGATGTTGTCTTTTCCTCGGTATTGCTCCGGGACGATGTTGCTAGAGACGAGCGCCAGCGCCATGCGCTGGGCGGACTCGAAGCTGGCGGCGTTTGAAAACGCGGTGATGGAATGCGTGGTGGTCGTGATGTCGGTTGTCATGGTGGTATTGGTTGGGGTGAGGGAGAGAATCAGGCCCACTTGGGGAGGTCAATCGTTAACGGCGCGTCGGAGTAGCCGGGCCAAGTGTCGGCATCCTGGCACCGGCGGAATGTGTCCAGGTCGGTCTGGTATTCGATCCGGCCGCGCTGTGCCATCGTCTCGCTGGCGACATAGACGGCGACGAGGTAGGGCGGCTCGGTCTCGACGGCGATGAAGACGAATCCACGCGGTGCCTCGCCGAACGCAGCCCGGTAGCCGTCGGAGTAGAACGCGGCCTGCACGTGGTAGCGATACTGTGCCACCGACTTCGCGAAGCCATCGGGTGAGGCGTCGCGGGTGGTCTTGAGATCGACGATCACCCCACGCTCGGTCACCGCATCCGGCCTGCACCTGCACGCGATCCCGTCGGCGTTCCAGAAGATTGACTGCTCGATCACCGGCGAGCCTGCTAGCGCCTTCGCAGCGGCAGGGTGGGATCGCACTGCGTCCCGGATCGCGGCGAGCTTCGCGCCCTCCTCGTTGGTGATGATCTCGCGGCCCTCAGCCTCCAGCTCGAACGCGGCCCAGTCGGCCTTCCCGGCGCTGGTGCGGCGGTCGATGCCTTCGGGGCGGGCGATCACGGAGTGGGCGAAGACTTCCGGCTCCAGAACGACGGTGTGCGTCAGCGTGCCAAGCCGCATCGCGGGCGTCTGCTCCTGTGGGTTCTCCCTCCGGTAGGCGTAGAGGTAAGGAGCGCGGCGGATTAGATCCAGCCCGCTCTTGGAGATCGCGGGCGAGGCGTGGTATTCTGCGTTGGTCAGGTCGTGACTGATGGTTGGTGTGGTCATGGTTGGAAAAGGAAGAGCGCCGGGGATCGAACCCGGCGCGGTGGGTGGGTTAGGCGGGGCGGCCTGCGCGGATCGCTTTTGGGGCGTAAACGCGGACGCCGCCGTAGTAGAGCGAGGATGATGGCTGGGTAGTAAAGCCAGCGGCAGCAAGCTCGGCTTTCGTTTCAATGGAGATGGACGAGAAGTCCGCGTAGCCGTTGTTGCCGTTGGTTGCTGCGGTCTTGATTGCTTCGGTGGTCATGGTGTCGTTTGGTTGGTGGTTGGTCGTCGCGTTGCTCGCTTCGATGCGAGGAACCTACCCCGCCCCCTGCGAAGTGCAACAAAATAAATCCACCCGCCCCAAAATAAAATCCCCGCCCCTTTCGAGGCGGGGATCATGACACGCACGAATTACCCTGGAAAGATTGCAGGGGTGGGGATCGAACCCACGACCTAGAGCTTATGAGACTCCCGCGCTACCACTGCGCCACCCTACGATTGAAGTGCCCGGTCCCATCGCTAGCTTGCGCATGACGGCGGAGGGACCGAGCTGGCACCAACCAAGATACCGCCGACAGGGTCTCATGCCTTGGCCGGTTGTCGAGCCGTAATCACTGGGTCGCTTGGAAGTGCATGGCATCCCTGCCGATCAGCCAGCCAAGGCCGACCCATCCCTCGGCGGCGAAGGCCTCCATCACCTCCAGTGGCATGTCGGCAGAAACCGGCCACGACTGCGACATCCGGTTAGTGTCCGACGCGAGGTCGATGGCGGCACCGCGAGCGTGGAGACTCGGCAGCGATCCGCCGCGCATTGGGCGGTTGTTGAAGCATCCAGCGTATTGCGCGAGGATGTCAGGGTGCGTCTTCGAGAGTGCCACCAGCACGCGCTTGAGGCTGTCCGCTACCTTGTCGTGGCATCGGATCGACTTGACCGGCTTTCCGTCGTATCTGAGCCCGAGTCCTTCGACGTTGACGCTGACCAGCTTCGACTCGTCGCCGGGCGATCCGTAAAAGCCCTGTAGGGACTCCTGAGAAGCTCGCGGCCAGTTGGCGTCCTTTGGCATCAGTGAGCGCAGATAGGACTGGCAGGCGGCGATTGATTTCGGCCCCCAGAAGCCGTCAACCTCGACGCCGATCTTGCTCTGGATCCTTTTGATGCGGTCGCGTGTCATGATCTCTTCAGGTGTTAGGTAGCTGATTGTGATCGTCGGGTCTGGCGGAAATATCGCGTCCCCGATCCGGCCGGCGAGCCAGGCCGAGAACTCGACGAGGAGATTCACGGATTTTTCAGCGCCTCCTTGACGCTGCCGAGGATTTCCGACGCATTCCGCAGGACGTTGGAGTTTTGCTCGACGACGGTGATCAGGCTCTTGCGATCCGCATCCCGCTCGTCTTCGCGCTTGTCGGCTTTTGCCTCGGCCTTGTCCAATCGCTTGGACATCCACCACAGGCCGAGGGCGAGGCCGATGAGCGCCCCAAATGGGCCTTGCAGCTGCTGTATCCAGTCAGGCGCGGGAACTTGCGAGAGGATATCAGGGAGTGCTTGGGAGCCGACGATGCCTGCCACGATTGCGGTCAGGCCTGAAAGTGTGTGGTCGATGACAGGGTGCATGTAGGTTAAGGCTCAGGCTCTGGTTCTGGCTCCGGTTCTGGCTCAGGCTCTAGCTCAGGCTCAGGCTCAGGCTCTGGCTCTGGCTCAGGCTCTGGCTCAGGCACCGGGATGTCCGCCACCACGAACGCGCCGCCGATGACCTCCAGCACGCGGCCCTGATCGAGGAGCTTGTCGAGGACGCTGCGGGTATCCACGCGCCCGAGGCTGCCATCTGCCGCGCCGGTTGCGAACTCGCTGCTGGCGGCTGCTTCGTTGAGCGCCTCACCGGTTTCTCCGTGCGCCGCGAACTCGGCAAACCGCTGCTCCAGCGGGCGGGCGTTCAGCCACTCGTTGAGTTCCGGCGTCGGCAGGTCGAGCGCGTGGCCGGTGATGCGGTTGGCGAGGTGGATTGCGTTGCGGAGGTGGGCGGCGAGAGCGCCAGCATCGGAGGCGATGCGGGCGGTTACGGATTCGGTTGGGGTGAGGAGGGACATGGGATTAGGTCAGGGCAATGCCCCACTTGTTGGACAGGTAGATTTCAACGTTGCGGCGGTTAGAGTCGGAGAGCGCGGTTGGGAAAACCATAAACTCAGCAAAATCCGATGGGTGAGTCGCTCCTATATTGTTGCCGCTAATTCCAAGGGTCGTCGTAGAATGCGCAGCGATTGAACCAGTGGTCTGAACTCCATTTGCGGAAATTGATGATGATGCGACGTTTGATGTGGCACTAAGGATTTCAAGCGTCGTCGGCCTTGATCTTGATACGGTAATACCGGTCGTGGAAAACGCATACAACTGCGCGGTATTATTGTATCCCATCGCAAACACATTGGCCCCAAATCCATAGGCAACTCTAAAACCAGTTACGTCACCAGAAAGATAGACGACAGCAAAAACAGTAACCGGATTGCTTACTGTGAATCCTGTTCTGGTCATCAAATCACCAGATCCTGAAAATCTAAGAATGTCCCGCCCGTTGTAAATGGATGTTTTGCGAGCGGGCCTGTTTGCAAGGGTGCCTTGGGTGAGGTGTCGCAAATTGCCGGATTTATCCTCCCATCGCGCAACCGTGCCGTCGGGCGAGACAAGACCTCCTCCGGTGGTTGCGTCGTAAAGCGTCGCGGCATCACTCGCGTCCAACCACAAAGCAGGCGAGAGCGACAGCGGGTCAAACCGCCTGCGACTCGCTGCCATGATGGGTGACAAGCTGTTCATCAGATGAAATCGTAGGTGCCGCTTGCGATGTGTTTCAGGGCGAACGCGCCGTTCGTCGGGACGCTGGCGAGGTTCGCCGTGCCGTTCACGGTGCCGCCTGAGAAGGCGAGTGATTGAGTCGTGATGCGATAGAACTGGAACTCCGCGCCCGCCGAGATGCCCGATGTCGGCAGCGTGATTGTCTGCGTGCTGCCGGTCTTGGTCAGCCGCATGTAGGTTCCGGCGTCGGTCTGCGCGAGCGTGAAGTCGGCGCTTTTGGTGACGATGTTGTTCGCGAGGATCGTGTTCGCCGCTGCCGCATCCGCCGCCCCAAACAGCGCCGCGCCGGTTGTGCCTGCGCCGAGGGCGATGCGGTGGTCCGACGCGCTGGTGCCGCTGTAGGTAAAGGTCGCGCCAACCGAGGCCTGGTAATCCTCGAAAAAGAGAGTGCTAATCTGCGTCTCGTTGAAGATGGCTGTGCCCGCAAAATTTGTCCCGCCACTTGCATCCCGCAGCACCAGCCTGTTCGCCGTCGCTGCGCTGGTCGCGTCAGACACGTCGGCGCTGACAATGGCTTCATTGATCCAAAGCGTGTTGCCCGCGTTGCGCTTGATCACCTGCTTCGCGGCAGGCGAGGAGATCGCGACATCGTGAATCTCGTTCAGTTCGTAGCCGTTCTGGATGCCAACCAGAATCCTGCCGTCCAAATTTACACCGGTGCTGATCCGAGTGATGACGCCGACGTAGACAAGATGATTTGGGGCGGAAGGTTTCGTCCGCGTGAACGCTCCGGGAGTTGTCGGAGAGAGGTAAATCTGAATGCCTGCGCCGATGATCCCATCCGCGTCAGCCGTTCTGACATTCTCAAGCTCGCCTTCCATGATGACGAACCCGTTCGCGCCGTTGGCAATGTCTGCCTTCGCGAAGCCAATCGTTCGCGCCGAGTTGGTGTCGTTGTTTGCCTGCGCGAGCGTGATGCGAGGATTGCCGCTGACCGCTCCGTTGATGTAAACGATGGATCCTTTCGTGATGGTTGCGCCGGTGCCGTTGTGGGCCAAGAACTCAAGGTTCTTCGCCACCGCGACTCCAGACGCAAGCTCCTGCTGCACGAATGCCGTGGTTGCAAGCTGCGTCGTCGAGGTGGTCGTCGCGGCTGTCGGTGCAACGGACATCCCTGTAATAGTCGCCGTCGCGGTCGTGACGTTGGACAGAGAGAGGTTGGCGGTGCCGTCGCTGGTCGTGGCTGAGGTGATACTGTTCGTCCCGCTACCATCAGCGCCAGCCGGTCCCTGCCGGATCTCAACCAGCGCGACGGTTGACGGCTGCGCCACTGCGACGGTGTCGATGACGGACGGCTGTGCGATTTCGACAATCTGGATACTCATACGCGCGGGACGATTTGACGGAAGACGATTGGGCCGGACTCGATTGGGATGACGCCGCCGGCAGGAGTGACCAGCACGAGTCCCCAGACGTAAGCGCCTGGCTCAATCAGGGCCGTCACCTCGTCGGTGATGCTGATTGTAATGATCCCATTCGCAGGCGTCGGGATCGTCGGCGAGAGATTGAGCGTGATCGTCGAGCTGGAGATCGTAGGTCGAACCTCGGCGCGGGCGGTGTAGCCGGTGAGGTCCACCGGGTCGCCGTCTTCGTCCTTCGCCGTGAAGGACAGGCTGAGAGTCGCGCCAGAGTAGGCGTTGATCTTCGTCATGCGCGGGACGCTATTGGATTTCCCGCGCCCGGTCAATACCGGAGGCGAATCGTCGCATCTCCAGCGTGACTTGGATTTGACGGTCCTCCCAGCCTCCTCTGGGCGGGTTGCCGAATGTCAGCGCGGCGAACCGCTCGGGCCGATCCACCGGAGATCCGATCGGCACCGCGGCCAGCCCTCCACCGTCGGGGTGGTGGTCGATCATGCCGAACGGGTGGCCGGTTGCGCGGATCGCGCTCCAGATCGTCAAATCTTCCGGGCAGTAAGGGTCACGCGGCATCCCGCGAAGGATCGCCAGCGCCGCGGTGATGGTCTCGCGCCGGATCGAGTAGCAGGCACCGAAGGCGTCGCGTCGGGCTGTCATCGTCGAGCAGCACCCGACCGTGCCGGCGGCGAACAAGTCAGGCTGAACCAGCAGCGTGTCGGCGTCGATCTTGGCGACGACATTGGCCCCGGTTGACAGCATGGATTCGAGGATGCCGATGCAGCACTCGGTGCCGTTCAGGTTGCCGCGCCTGGCGAACTTCGTCACGTCGTAGGCGGCGCCCATCCGCCACAGTTGGCCCTGCACCCATCCCGGCAGGCGGTGCTCGGAGTCGTCGAAGACCCATGCCCGGACGCCGAGCTGCGCCAGGTGGCGCACGCACTCGATCACCGGCAGCGCGTCGCCACCGTAGGCGAAGACGGCGGCTGTCAGGCTGGCCGCCATGTGATCGGGCCAAGCTGGATCTGGGTGACGTTCCCGGCGCCGTCGCTGTAGGCGATCGGTACCGAGACAGCCGTCAAAGAGTTGGCCGGAAGGGAAGATGCGAAGAACGGGCCTGTCACGGCCGTCACCTCGTCGCTGCCGTCGAGCGTCAGGGTGACGTAGAGCAGCCCTGCGATGGGGAATGCGCGGGTCTGGTAGATCTGAGCGTAGAACGTCTCGCCTGCTCCGTAGGTTGTAGCGCCGTAGGCCGTCGAGACCCACGCGTTGCCTGTCGGGTCATAGATCCGATCCGCATCGGCAGCGCGTTCCAGAACGTCGTCGGTGCCGTCGTTGATGATGCCTGCGCCGGTGCCGTCGATGGTGATCGTCCAATCGGGATCATCGTCCGACTCCCACGCCTGCCATCCGGTGCGCGAGTAGCTGCCGAGCTGCACGGTGGTATCGTCGCAGACCAGCACGGCAGGGCGCGCCGGCCATGTGTCCGCGTTGCCCTCGTAGGTCGTCGAGATTGAGAATGCCGTGCCGCCGTTGTAGGTCGTCCTGCCGTAGGTTGTGGCATTGAAGGTGCCATACGGCGCGACTGTGGTGGTCGCTGCCATCGTGGCCACGACGTTGGTGTCGTCCTCGATGTCGGCATTCCCGGTGCCAGGGTCGAAGGTCATGGTGAAGCCGCCGCTCGTCCAGACATCCGGCTCCAGCGGCTTGAAGAATCCATCTGGCACCAGCGTGCCGAGGACGGCGGATGTTGCTGCCACGTTGGCACCGCTCCCGCCGTAGAACCCGCCGAGGCCACGCGACGCATCCATGAGAGCCATCGTCGGGTCTTGCACAGCCACCGCGTTCGTCGAGCCACCGGTCAGGAAATATACAGTCGTGCCGTGCAGGCCGATGACGACGCCGCCCTGCATGTAGAGGTTGCCGAACTCATCGACGGCTGTGGAAAACGGTGCGGCTGTCATCGTTAGTTGATGGTGATGTTCGTCTGCGGAGTCTGCCGCACCTTGCCGCCGAGGGTGGCAAAGTTGAAGCGCGACGGCGCGCCAATCTCTATATCGAGGGAAGTCGCCGCGAGATCGTAGGTGACGACGCGAGGCAGGGCGTCGGCAGTCGCGAGGCCAGTCTGCGCGCCGGTGATTCGATACGTATACTGGAGGTAGTTGACAAGCCCTCCGAGGTCGCTGACAACGAGTCGCAGCGATCCTTCGTAGGGATCAAAGTTCTGCGCGCTGAGGAGGTTGGAGGCTAGGCTCGCAGGCGGCTCCAGGTATTCGTAGTCCTGCGGCTTGTAGATTGTTTGCGGCGAGGAATACGTCGAGGTGGTCAGGATCGCGTCCACCTCGAAGTCGAGGTATAGAAAGTTGATATCGGTCGAATCCTGCCTCCCTTCTGGTGCCTTTGATGTCCCGGAGAAATACAGAATCGGAGTCTGCCTCACCCACGGGAATGACTGCGACCACAAAGGCTCGGCTGTTGCTGCCACCGGCACCGAGTTGAAAGTTGCCTTGGTGGTGATCACCTGCGCCCGGTAGAGCCTGCCCGTGACCTTGACCTTCTGCGCGCTGGCATAGACGCCTGTCGCCCAGTCTGGAGTGTCGGCCTTGATGACGAGGTTCTTGCCCGTGAATGATGTGATGACAGTGCCAGTCTCTGCATCCCGCACCTGATAGGCAGGCTGTTGCACGCTTTGATGTGTAGTGACGCTATCGACCGGTTGTCGGTTGAAATACCACAGCGATTCACCATTCGCGAGGGTGGCATCAGACGTCCCTTCGCGGGGATAGTTGGCGAACTTCGTCCGGCTCTCAGCTACCTGCGGGATCAGCGCGATGATCGCGTTTTTGATCGCTGTCGAGGTGTTCATCGGCTTCGTCTGAGCGACAAACGTCTGGTAATCGTCAGGCGGCAGGAACGTGTCGAGTTCCTTTCCCGACAGGCCCATCGTCTGGATCCTTCCGGTGATGGCGCTGCCGCTCGCCTGCTCGACGAACTCCGGGCGCCCGTCAGCAGGAGACAGGCGGCGGCGGGTGTATTTGATGACGACCTGCGAAGGCTTCAGATCCGGCCTGCTGGTCAGATCAAAGTCAACGAGCGGCGCAGTCCCGACGGCATAGGTCTGGGCCGACATCCCGGAGCGACGGGACAGGTTGAAAATCGGATCAGCTCCTCCGCTGTAGTCGAACCAGCCGATTGAGTCCGGCACCCACCGCATGAGTTCCGCCAGGACGTCCGCGCAGGTCATCATGCTGAGTTGCAGCTTCGGGATCGTGAATGTGCTGGCGATGGTTCCAACCACAAGCGGAGCGCCTAGCGCGATGGCACGAGCAAGCAGTGCCTCGATGTTGGCCTTCACCGTCGCTTCGTTGAAGATGATCGTCGGGCGATCCTGCGTGTTCGTGCCGCTGCTCACGCTGCTGGTGATGTCGATCTTCCGCAGGAACTGCCACGGTCCCTCGACGACGACCTGCACGCCGAAGTTCGTCGCTCGTGCTTGCGTCACCCACCCGCGGAACTGGCGGCTTGCAGGGAATGCGCCGATGGCTGGGATCCACAGCTCCACGCGCTGCCCGACATCGGGAATGATCGTCTCGCCGGCGTTGATGCTCTCGGTGCGGCAGGTCCACGTCAGGACATCCGGCCCGAGGTTCTCGAAGCGCAGGCTGGCGTTGACCGCGAGCAGGTCGGCCCCGAGGAATCGGTCAGTCGCGTTCAGGGTTTTCCCGGCCTCGCCCTTGATGATGTAGTCGGTCATGGTCAGTTGCCGGAGCGGATACGAGCTTGGAGTTCATCGATCTGGCGCTTCTGCGCCACCGTGCGCCGGTCCAACTCCCCCATCAACTGGATGAGCTGCGTGACGTTGGTGTTCACTCCTCCGATGCTGGTATTGATGGATCCGTTGAGGGTCTGGAGAGCGATGGCGACCTTCGATGTCTCGCTTGCTGCGATCACACCGTCTGCGACGGCACCTTTCAGAGCTTCGACCGCTGCGACCTGCCCGGAGTTCTCGGGCCTGGCGCTCTCTGCGATCAGCTTGATCTCGTCGGCAGCTTGCTTCCCGGTTTCGACGAGTCCGGCCACCTCAGCCTTGATCGTCTCAGCTTGCAGCGTCTGCTCGATCTTCGGAATCTCGATGGCGATGGACTCGGCCACGGTCGCAGCGTTCGCCATCGCGTCGTTGAGTCCCTGCGCGGTCGTGGCGACAGCCTCGGCGATCTTGCCTCCATTCGCGGAGAGTTGCGCGTCCAGCGCGTTGACCCTTGCCTCGGTGGCTGCGATCAGAGCTTGAAAAGCCGGATCGTCGAGTTGCCTCTGCGCTTCGATGGCCCCGCCGGTTTTAGCGAACGGGATTTCACCTTCCGATAGTTTGCCTCGTTCCGACGCCTGCTTCTGGAGTTCATCACGCTGCGCGCGGAGAACCTCGAGCTTTCGAGTCTCAGCTTGCCGGGAAAGCTCGGTCTGAATCGCCTGCGATTGAGTCGCGAGGAACAGCTCCTGCGCAATGGTTTCCTGCTGCTGTGCTTGCGAGAGCTGCTCGTTCTGCGCGGCGATCTGCTGGCGGGCCTGCTCCTCACGTGCGGCCGCATCCGCTGCCACGTTGTCGGAGATGGCCTTCACCTCGTCCACGGACTCCCCGCGAAGTCGCGCAAGGTCGAGTTCAGCCTCGCGCAGTTTCTCCGTGTTGCTCAGGGCTGCCGCCGTGCTGGCGTTCTGGGCGTCCGTGACGCGCTGGTAAGCACCGATCAGGTTCTCGGCTTGTTCAGCAGCTAGGACGATCTGGGAAAGCCCGAAGTCGATATTCTCGTCTACTGCCTTGGCCGCGTTCTCCCCGATCTGCTCGACGGCTTCAGCAAGCAGTGCCGCCTTCTCCGCGGCGTTTGCCGAGTCGTCGGCCATGCCCATGAACACCTTGACTGCGATAGCACCCACGGCGATCAGAGCGCCCGCAATCGCACCACCGGGGCCGAACACCCCGAGGAACTGCGGAGCCTGCTGGGACATGGCGACAAGCGCCGAGGTGCCGCCAGCCACCTGGACGGCGAAGTCTTGCACCTGATAGCCTGCCGACTGGGCGATCACGCCGATGCTGGCGGTCCCTTTCCCTGCTTTCGCTGTGGATGTCGCTGCCTTGTCGCTCGCCTGAGAGACGGCGTCAATGGAGCGAGCTGCGCCCTTGCCGCTGGTTTCGACGACATGGAGCGCGTCGTCGAGCTTGTCGGTCGCCTGCGCCGTATCAGTGACCCGGTCATCGAGTTTGACGACGGAGTCGGTCAGGTTGTCGACAGCGCGGTCGACGACCTTGGTCGAGTTGTCAACTTCGTCCAGCTTGCCGTCCAGCTTGTCGACCGCTTGACTCAGGTCCACGACGGCGACCTCAGCCTCATCGACCTTGTCCACCATCTTGTCGATGGCCTGCGTCGTGTCCTTCGCGCCGGTCGTGTCGGCCTTGGTCGAGATCTGGATGTCAACTTTGCGGCTCGCCATGGTCAGGGTGCTGTTGTTCGCCCGGTGATGCTTGCGTCAATAGAGAGAGAGAGTCCCCGATAACCAGCTGAAACCTGAGCAATCGCTTCGTGGATCGTGATCTTCGGGGTAATCGTGTCAGGCGATCCGGGAGCAGTGTTGGAGCTTGTGGAAACTGGAGTGATACCTGCGCTGGGTGAACCATTGGCGGTCGCAATGTTCAAGGACGAATCACTCCTGTGGGTCCGCGATGTCAGAATGATTGAAGCTCCAGACCCGGAAACAGTGTAGTCGCGATTGATGAAATACGAGGCAGCGAGTTGAGCGCGGGCAGTTGCGGCCCACGTTGACGCGGCTTGACCTGCAAAGACAGGGACGTTGAATGATTGAGTGATGGAATCGACCGTGACGGAAACCAGAACAGTGCCAGATGCTGGATCTGTGCTGGATGGCGTAATCGAAGCAGGACTGGCTACTGGTCCGTAAACGTCGATCGTCGTGGCGCTGTCAACGTGTCGCAGAATGATAATGCCATCGGCCCCGTTCTGCCCTGCGTCGCCGTCAGTCCCTATCCGGCCGGCTCCGCCGCTGCCAGGGGTGAGAGTTGTTGCCGTGGCGAGAACGCCGCCGCCGTTGCAGTAAACGGTTGAGATGTTGTCGAGCGCCGAGGTTGTTCCGGCTCGGCCGATACGGTCCGTGCTCGATCCTGATTGAGTCAGCCCCACTGCGGTGGAAGATCCGCCACCGCCGGAAAGGAACCCGGCAGATACTCCTCCATCCCCGCCTGCAAAGCCGAGGCTGAGGATTGAACCGCCGCCGATGCCAGTTGATCCGGTGCCACCTCCCCCAGATCCATTTGCGCTCCTTCCGTTTTGAGCTGCCCCGACGCCACCGCCGCCGCCACCGAATCCGCTGAAGCCGAAAATCGAACTGGTCGTCCCATCCGAGGCCGAAGTCGCTGGTGATGTCGTCGAACTGATGCCGCCTTTGCCGATGACTGCTGAAACTGTTTGCGCGCTTGCTGATGCGGATCCGGCAATGAGCCTGCCAGCGCCCCCACCGCCGCCGCTGCGGCCTCCAGACCGACCGCCGCCCGCTCCGCCGCCGCCTGCAATGAGGTAGTCGATTGAGGCTGAGGTGTTGATTCTGACGATGGAGTCAGCCGTCAGCTTGTGCCACCGGTATGTTGTGCCGCCGTCAACATAGGTTCCGGTCGTGTAGCCGGATGCAGCCGGAAGCGAGATGAAGTTCACCTGCTTGATGGGGCTCACCAAAGAAAGCCCAAGAGAAGACAGGACACGAAGCTGGCCTGGGACGGGAACAGATACCGTGCCTCCGCTTGCCACGGTTGGAGAGCTGGTTGTCGGATCAGTGCCGTCGGTCGTGTAGTGACTGGTCGCGCCGGCTGTTGGAATCGTGACGGTCACGGTGACCGTCCCGGCTGGTTGGGCGGAACTTTCAGGTGATACGTATACTTCAGGCAACCCCCCTGATTCAATGAATCCCCGGCAGATGATGGCGCTGTTAGTTTCTCCGGTCTTTACCGCAAGCGCCTTCACGCGGAACGTGCCAGCCTGAAGAAACGAAGACCCGCTTGCGATTGTGGGGGATCCTGTCGTCGGATCGGTGCCGTCGGTCGTGTAATGGATCGCGGTTGCATCTGCTTGCGTGATCGTCACTTGAGTCTGAACAGTGCCCGATGCTGTGGCGGTCTCAACTTGATTGGTGCCGTCGTAAACGATGTCTCCAAGGTAGGCTGTTACAGTGCCGCTTTGGTCCTTCAGAAACTCATACAAGCTGCCGATTTCGGCCTCGCAGTCTGACACGCTTGCAAACGCTGTAACGCTTGAAAACGAGGCGGTGATTGCTGATCCCGGGCGGGCATAGTTCCGTGATTCAGTGACGCCGATGTAGTTCACCGTCTCCGAATTCACGGAGTAATCGACCCGCAGACCCTGAGTGTCGCTTGATGCGCCATCAGAGCCAGCGAGGTCGTAATACCTCGATCCTATTTCAAGGCGGCATTTCATGGGGCAGCGACAGCGGCGACAGTGAAGAGCGCGACGGGCGCTCCGGCGCTGAACGTGCGCTTCGCTGCTAGCGTCAACTGGCCGAGGCGGTTGTCAGTTGGTGAGAATCGCTTTTGCAGATCAATTAATTGCACCGCAGCGCAATCGAAGTTGATGCCGCCGACGGTTGCCGTTGCGATGTCGAGCGTGGAAGATGCGAGGTCTTCGCCTGTATCGAGGGATCCGAAAAACCCATCGAAGGAGCTTTCAGCGACTCCGGTAGGAATACAGGTGATGGTCGCACCAAGGTTCTGAAGGCTCATGTCCACAGTGCCGATCCCGTCAACGGTTACCGGGTTGAGCGAGAGGTCGAAGGAAATCTCGAAGCCGCCTTCGGAGAAGAACGTCAATCCACCTCCAAGAGTGGCTTGATACGGAGCGGTGATGATCTTCGATGGGTCGAATGCGGTCCCGATGGGGTTTCCTCCTGCCACCGCGTAGTAGTCGGCCAGCGCCGCCGGGTCACCGCTGATTTCCAGAAGGCCGGTGAACTGCACGCTTCCGAAGGCTGTGTTGTTGGCGCTGCACCGAATGCTCGGCATCTGCGTGATCGCAGCATTGTTGATCGTGTAGGTGGCATCTGTCGCAGTGATCACGAGCGGCTTGTCGGTGCCTCCATAGATGCTCGCTCCCATAACGGTATTGCCGTATGGAAAGAGCTTGGCGAGGTCTTCGATCTCACCGACAGGCTCGAACTCGACGACGATCTGGAAGTCGGTCTTTGACTTGGAAACGACACCGTAAGCGTCGGTCTCCTTGTCGAAGGTCGAGTTGGTCATCGTCAGGGAAACGCCGCCCTTGGAGTAGAAAGTCGCGCTGTCGAAGGCGATCTTACATGGGCCGCGAACAATGGTGGTGCGGTTGAAAGTTGGCATGGCTTATCGGGTGGGTGGTTCGTTGGAGAGGCCGATTGGAATGGTGAATTGAAGAGCCTGCTGGAGCATCGAGTCGTTGGTCTGCTGGCTCATGCCGGCGAAGAGCAGAACGCCGCCGGACAACGGGGCGTCGTCACGGTCGGCGGGCTGCACGTGATGCAGTAGGCGGGCGACGGCCTCCGCGATCTCGGTGCATGACGGGCCGGGGCGCGCCTTGGATCGCCAGATGCTCGGGATCTCCGACACAGTCACTTGGAAGGTGGAGGTCGTCAGGTATGGGCCGGGCGTGTTGTCGGTGTCGGTCTCGCCGGATGCGAAGTTGACCATCACGAACGCGCCGGTCTTCTGCGCGGCATTGACGATCTCGCGCTCGACATCCTTCTGGTCCTCGATGAGGACGGGGATCGTCGGGACCGTGCGGAAATACTCGGACTCCCGCAGGTGCTCCGCGATGCTCTCAACGATCTGGCGGATGAGGGAGGCCATGGGTCAGGGAGATTCTGCGAAGTCCATCAGCGCCTTGCCCGAGTAGCGGAACGATGCGCCCGAGGCAGTAGCGAAGGATGCAGCGCCCGTGTCGTCGGCGTCGGCGTTGTTGTTGGCGAGGTCGTCGAGGAAGTTCTCGGCTGCCTCCACGGAGAGCTTGCGGTCCTCGCCGTTGAACTCAGAGAGCGACGGGAATGCGTCGGTCAGGAGGCGGCGGGCGATGGCGTAGGCGTGCCGCTGAGAGCCGGGCGGGATGTAGAGGCCGGTATTGACCAGCGGGCCGAGACCACGCTTGCGGCGGCCGGCGTTGATGCGAGAGACGAACTCAGCGGCGACTTGGGCGAGGATCTCAGCGAGCTTCGCGTCAGGCGTCGGCGACTCTTCGACCAGCCGGTCGAGTTCGTCGTTGCCGAGGCGGTCGCGGAAGGAGTCAACGGTGAGAGCAATCCAAGCCATGAGTCAGGAAAAGGAAAGAGGCCCGCCCGCGAACAGGCGGGCCTCAGTGGGTGGGTCGGTCAGAACAGCAGCTTGGCGACCATGGCAGCGGTGAGCGTGCCAGGGGATGCGCTTGCAGTCTGGGCGATGCGGACATACCGGCGAGTGTTGGCCGGGACGCGGAACCGGACGGTCTTGGCGGCAGCACCAGCGGCACCGGCACCGGTCTGGGTCGTCGTGATCGCAGGATCAACTGCGGCGAAGGTCGTGCCGTCGGCGCTGTCCTGCAGCGTGTAGGTGACGATCTTCGTATCAGCGAGCTGGGCAGTGGTCAGGGCCGGGCCAGCCAGTTCAAACACGACGCGCTCGATGTCACCGCCGACGGCCTGCTCGAGGTCGAAGGCTGCGGTGTTCGCTCCACCGGAGAGGAGCGTGACGGTCGAGACGTAGTTCTGGTCCTGCTGGTTGCGATTGAATTCAAAAGACATGGTCGTGATTAGCTGAGGGTTTCGGTGTCACTGATGGAGTCGGTGATGATGATCGGGATGCCGAACGACTCGGTCGGAACACCCGGAAGGATGCCAGTGAAGGCTTCCTGCTTGGTGCTGGCGGTCATCGTCCGGCTGATCTGAAGCTGATAAGCGGAGCGACGGGACATGAGCAGATGGCTCGGGCGCTCGCCGACCGGGAACTTGCTCAGAAGCTCGGCGATCTTAGCGTCGGTAACTCCCTTGCCGGTATCAGCGGTGCAGTCCTTCAAGCGGCCCACGGCGTACTTGTTGACGCACTGGAAGCCGATCCACGCGGTGAGGTCGGAGATGAACGCGGCGTAACGCTTCGAGTTGGCGTCCACTGCGTCACCTTCGCGGAATGGCGAGAGGTCGAAGGTGGTTCCGTTGCCGTAGACGTATTGCACGCCGGTGGTGCCTGCCTTAATGGCGTAGACCGAGGAGCCGGTGGCGGAAGTCGTCCCGCCTGCATCGACGACCAGCTCGTCACCGAAGGTGCCGATGAGCTGCTGGAGGCCGAAGAAGCCCTTCGCGCCTGCGGCGGTGCCGTAGATCGTCTGAGATCCAACGGTCGAGAGAGCCGCGCGCATGACGCCGGCAGCTTCGATGGCCTGGATGGCTTCGGGTCCGTCTTCGTAGCCGCGGGCGACTGCCTTGTCCACCTCGACGCGAGACGAGAGGATGTAGCACTCGACGAGGCGATCGGTGAAGTTCGACTTGGTGGCGTCGGTGCCTTCGTTGGCAGCGCGGAACCCGACAGCCGGGCGGCTGTTGCGGATAACCGTCTTGTAGGAGGTGCCGCGGATCGTGCGCGCCGGGATGATGGTCACCTCGGGCGAAGCGGTTGCGACTTCCTCGATGAGTCCGACGATCGGGTCGGCACCGTTGAGCTTGGCGAGGTCAAGCAGGGTCAAGTTGTTGGACATGGGATGTTAGGATTGGGATTGAGCTTTGAAGGCGGCTTCAACACGGGCGAGGCCAGTGAGAGCTGGGCCTTGAGGCGGGTCTTCGGTGCGGCCCGCGAGGACTGTTTTGCCAGAGAGGGCGGGATTGACCGGGATGGCGTTAAGCGCCTTCACGGCTTCCGGGTTGCTGGTGATGGACGAGCGCCAGAACGCCTTGGTCGCGTCGTCCTGAGGGGCGATGCGGCCGGCCTTGATGGCGTCTTCGATGGCGGCGTCGGCGGATGCCGATGCCTTCGCAGCCATCTCGTCCTTGAGCGACTTGTAGGCGGCTTCGAGTTCGTCGTTGCGCTTCTTCATGTCGGCCAGATCATCCTCGGCGGACTTCTTGGCCATGTTGGCGGCTTCGACGGTTTCGACCTGCGCGGCGGCTTCACGGAGGGAAGCGAGCGCGGTTTTGGCGGTTTCGAGAGCTTGATCGGGCGCGCAAGACGCCTCCACGAGCCCGAGTTCAACTAGGTGTTGCATGGGGTCTGTTGCTTGGTGAGCTGCGGCGATCCGCGGGATTTCCTCGAAGGCCGGGTCGTTGACCAAGCTGCCGATCTCCCCGCGGCCTGTCAGGCCGGTCGGGATGCCGTCTTTCGAGATGAGGAAAGTCGGGGAAAAGTAGGAGTAGTCGCGGCCTTCGATGGCTGCGCGGCCGGCGGCAGTCCATTCGACGTCGAGCAGCAGGCCGACGCCTGGCTCGTAACGAAATCCCTGCGGGATGAACGACGCAGCACCTGGCTTGTGGTCGAACCCGGCGAACGGCCGGACGTTGGACTCTTGCCGGCGGGCGAGATCCTCGGTGAAGCCGGCCAGAACCCGGTCATCGACCGTCACCGTCAGCGTCTTCGGCTTGCCGCCCACGCTCGCGGTGATGCTGTGCGTGCCTTCAGGCAGGAACACGATCGACCCGGCTTCGGAAAGCTCGGATTGGAACGCGGAGTTGACTGTGAGGCCGGTCATCTGGCGAAACCTTAGTAAATTGCTCAGGATAGTCAACATTGCAAATTCAAGGGGTCTCGAAGGAGTCGATCAGGCTGTCGAGCGCCTCGTCGATGAAGGTGTCGAGGTAGCTCGCTTCGGGCGGCAGGGCACCCGGCCAAGGGCGCTGCGTGATGCTCTTCTTGAGCGCATAGGCGGCCTTCACGTCGGCCGTCTGCTCGTCGACGAACATCAGCATTCCCTTCGCCGCGAACAGCGGGGCGATCGTGCGCGAGAACGTCTTCGCAGTCAGGCCATGCGCCCGCGGATCCACCGGGATGGTGAGGAACTTCTTCCGCTTCGCTCGGATCGTGCCGCCGGTGACCTTGTGGGCGAGGCCAACGGTGCCGTTGACGAAGCCCACCGAGAACGTATTGGTCTGCTTCATCGACCAGCCGGTTTCGGTAGACCTCCACCACTGCGTCACCCTGCGGCCGGGGCCGTGAGTCGGCAGCGCAGGGTTGACCCAGAACGGCCGACCCTTGGCTTGGTAGTAGCCCTTGATCACAGCCAGCGCGGCCTGCCCGCCGTCACCGATCGCTTGGCGTCTGGCGGCAGTGGAGGAAAGCAGGACGAGCCCCAGCTTGACCGACTGGTCGCCGGTCATCGTGACGTTGACGGTGAGCTTAGACATTTGGCTCGATCCCTCGGATGACGGCCTCGCCGATCTCCGCTTCGAGAGCGTCGGCGAGTGCCTTTTGGTTCAGCATGGAGAACATCCGCGGCACCTGCTGCACGGCCTCGTCGACCAGCGCGTTGAATGCGCCAGGCGTCAGCGTGCGGCTCTGCTCGATCAAGTCACCGAGTAGCTCGTCCATCGGGGCGAGCCATTCGGCAGCGAGGTCACGGAGGTCGGCCTTGGTCATTCTGCTTCGATGAGTTTTTGCTTCGCCTTCGCCCAGCGGTATCCGGCGTCGCCGCCCCAGCCGTGCCAGGCCTGCCAGCCTTTGCCCTTGGCCGGCCAGGTCTCGCCGGACTTGTCCACCTCGTGGCGGGCGAAGAACGAGACCATGCGCTGCACGGTGTCGGGCGTGAGCGTCGTCCGGTTCGCGATGTCGCGGGCGCGGGCGATCCCGACAGCGGTCATGCCTCGCTCGCTCGCAGGCTTCGTCCGTCGGATGTCGAGCGCCTCCTGCGCGTTCGCTGCCATCTCGGCGGTCGGTCGAAGGTCGATTTCGTCGAGGCGGGCTGCTGCGAGCGCGTCGAGAGGGTCGGCCAAGTCGAGAGTGTCGTCCTCCATGTCATCCTCGCCGAAGATCGCGTCGCCGTCGACAGGCTCGGGGATCTCCAACTCCTCGTAGACCCACTTCGCCGGCATCTTGACGCCGGTCTCGACGAGGATCTTGAACCGCTCGGCCGCGGCCTTGGCGTCCTTCACGCGAGGGATGGTGATCTCGGCGTAGGGCATGTCCTCGGCCGGCACCGCGCCGAAGTTCAAGCGCACGATGGCTGGGATGAGCTGCTCGGTCAGGATCGACGCCGTCCACGACGCGACGGACTGGAGCACCTCGGTGCGGATCCCGTCATGCACCTCGCCCAGCGCCCGCGAGCCGGTGCCGGTGTTGTCGGTGGTGAGGGTCTGGCCGAGCAGCAGGATGTCGCAGGCTCGGTCGGCAACGTCCATGAGGTGCGACTGCGGCATCGAGTCGGCGGCGCCGGAAACCCCGTCAAGGATGTTCAGCTTCACGCCGGGGCCGGTCACTGCTGCGCCGGTGCTGCCGACGTTCTCAAGCATCGCTTCGGCGGCATCCATCGCGCCTTCGCTGCCGTCCGTCTCGACGTGTCGCCACGGGACGCCGAACAGCTGGGCGTATTGCATCAGCCACCCGAGACCGTAGATGCTCGCCAGCCAGTATTTCGTGAGCGTTCGCAGGTTGGCGGCGTGGATCGGGTGCGTGCCGCCTTGGCTCCAGACGGCGATGAGGAAGCGATCCGGTGGGAAGTCCTCCAGCGGGCTGTTGTTCGCGCCGCCTGGTGCGACCATCAGCCGGTCGACCTCGTTTCCGGCGGATGGGTAAGCGAGATACTTCGCAGGCACCGGGGCGTAGCACCGCGGTGAGACGATGCCGTTCTGGACGTGCCACGCGATCTCCAGCACGCTGATTCCCTTCGCGTAGGCGTCGATGAGAGCGCGGATCCCGCCCTCCATGTCGAGTTCCCAGTAGCCCGGGCGAGGCGCGAAGGACTCCATCGCCCGCTCGACGACCTCGTGGATCCGCAGCGCCTGCGGTGTCGGCTCCTCCGATCCTTCGCGGGTCGCAGGCTTGATCTGGATCTCAAGGCGGGCGACGGCACCGGACACCTCGTTGAGCGCCTTCCGCAGGCGCGGCCAGGTGTCGAGCATCAGGCGGAACAGCCGGTCTTGGTCCTCCAGCTTGCCCGTGCGGACGTTCCGCAGGATCGTGCGGACCTGCTCAGGGGTGACATTCGACAGGTCGAAGTCGTTGGTGCGATACTGCGCCGGCACGGGCCAGACGACGCCTTTTCGTTCGTCGATTGTCATTCTTGAGCATCCTTAGCGACTTACTAAGGATTTGGCAAGGGTGGGGATTCTACAGGCTGTTGAACCCCCGCACCGCCCGCGTCGCCATCGGGTTTCGCTGCGTCCTGATCGCCGACTTCTCCGACATCAGCCCGGAGTGATGCGCGCCCAGAGCAATGCACGCCAGCAGGGCGTCGGCGCGGTCGGGCGACTTCAGGCCGGCCTTCCGCATCTTCTCCTTGTCCTCGATCCGCAGCTTCCCGGTGGCGTTCCACTCGCTCCGGCGCGTGGTGATCTGTTCGAAGGTCATCGGGTCGAGTTCGCCCAGGTTGACCTCGCCGCGGTGGATCGCCTGCGTCCCGGTGTGCCAGACCTCGCCGATCAAGTTGGCATACTCGTCAGAGTCCTTCGCGGCCTGCCCGCCGTGGAACCGGTTGATGTGCCATCCCTCCTCAGCCATCTGGCAGACGAACCCGGTGCCGAGGCCGTCGGCGTCGCCGAAGATCTGCCCTGGCTTCAGCTTCTCCTCTTCGAAAAGCCGGATGAACTGCCGCGCGGCCTGCACGGTGTCCCGCTCCTGCCATGCCTTGACGACGCGGGCGCGGTTGCCGCGGCGGATCGCCAGCACGTTCTCATCCCGGCCGGCAGCGAAGTCGCAGAACGCGACGACCTCCCCGGACTCGTCGGCCTTCGGTTGGCGCTCAAGCGCGGCGGTGAGGCGGGCCGGTGACAGCACCATCAGCTCGTCGTCGGCGGTGAACTCGGCGAGATGCTTGGACCGATACAGCGGGTGGTCCTCGCCATATTTGATCCGGTCGAGCTGCCTGCGCTCCTCGGGGATGTGCGGGCACTCGCTGCTCGGCACCTTGCGCGTCCAGTAGAGGGACCGGTCCTTGTGGTGGCTGTCGTAGAATTGCCCACGCGGTGCGCCAGGTGACGACACCCAGAGCTGGAGCAGGCGAGTGCATCGGTCGAAGGCCTCGAAGATCTGGTCCGGCACCGTCTTCGCTTCGTCCACGATCAGCATCAGCGGCGCGTCAGGGTCGCCGTGCCATCCTTCAGCGCGGCCTCCGTCGTCGGTCGAAAACCCCAGTGCGAAGCCGCCTTCGGGCGTGCGGAGTTCGTCGCTGAGGAACGTCCACGTCGGGAACTTGTCGCGGTGTTTGCGGATCGCCGGCCAGAGCTGGTTCGAAAGCTGCCGGAAGGATCCCGAGGTGAAGACGACCTTGCCCTTGGGGTGCTTGTCGAGGAACCACAGGATCAGCGGAGCGACCAGCCGGTCGGTCTTGCCGCTGCCGTTGGCGGCGACGACGGAGGAGAACTGCCCGATGCCGACCGACTCCAGCGCCTCGATCTGCCAGACGTAGGGGATGATGCCCAGCTTGAGGACGCAGAACTCGGTCGGAGTCATCTCAACCTCTCCTTCAGCTCATGCAGCTCGATGAACAGGCTGATCGCCGTCTCATGCTCGGCCTTGAGTTGATCTCGCAGCGTCTCGACCTCGTGCTTCCAGACGACCAGCTCGCGCTCCAGCTCGGCAATGCGATCAACTCGCGGCGCGTCACAATCCTCGCAAGCCTTTTGAGCTGCTCGGAAGGTCTGGTTTTCGCGCTCCAGCTGTCGGCTTAGGCCGGTCATCTCCGAGATGTAGGCGGACTCGTTGTAGCCTCGATGGGCAATGGCGTCGGTGCGTGGGGTCGGTGTCATACTCGTCGAGCCTCCTTCCATGCGGCAAACATCTGCTGGCATCCACCGGGGTCGTAGGTGAATGACGCATGCTCAAGCTGAGATGCCATCTCGTTTGAAAGCGCCCGCTCGGCGGCAAGCTCGCGCTCCAGCTCCTCCAGACGGTCGGCGGCTTCGTCGATCGTCGCGCCGATGTCTGCCGGGTTCGGCTGCTCAAGCGTCTCATCACCGCGCCTCCATCGGTTGAACTCGCGGAGTCGGACGGGTAGGTAGCTGGTCGGTGTCATGGTCGGTGTCATCAGGTCTTGTTCGGCGAGGAATTCGGCAAAGTCGCTCCCTCGGTGCGGGTTGGTGGTCATAGCCTGCGGACTCGTTCCTGCGCGTCTTCGATCACCCGGCGGAGCGCGGCATCTTGGTCGGGTGGCAGGCTGATGAGCGCCGACTTCGTGCTGTTGTCGATCCCGACGTTTACCTCCATCTCGGCCGGTGGCTTCCACCCGCCGCGGCACTTGAGCCAGAAGATGCACGCGGTCAGCGCCTCCTTGCTCTCGCCGGTCGCGATGTCGAACAGCCGCTTGGCGATCTTGCTCGTGGCCTTG